TATCGACTGCTGCATTTAATAATATTAAGAAAGCATTTGCTATTGGTCGTGATCTAGAAGGTATGTCTAGTGATCTATCAAGATGGATGAAAGCTAGTTCGGATATAGAACAAGCAGTTAAGTCTACAAAAAATCCTCCCTTTTATAAGAAGATGTTAAGTGGTGACTCTATCGAGGAAGCTGCAATGAAAAGTTTAGTTGCTCAAAAGACTTTAGAAAAGCAACGATATGAATTACAACAGTATGTTAAATTTAAATTTGGTGTTAAAGCTTGGGATGATTTGCTAAAGATGGAAGGTAGTATTCGTAAACAAAGACAAGAGTTAGTTTACAAAAGGCAAGAGTTTCAACAAAAATGTATTGAAGGATTCTTTTTTTGTGTGTTAATAGCTACTATTATTGGTTTTATTTTCTTTGTTATCTGGTTGAAGAAACAACAAAATGTCTGAGAAAGATATTATATTTGTAATGATGGTTCTTTTGTCTTATGTTTGGTGTACATGGTATGAACCAAAATGGTTATTTATTAAGTGAGGTAATATGCCAGCTACAATTATAGATGATTATAAAGTATTCCCAAGACTTATGATGCTTGTGGTTACTATTTTAACTTACCAAAGTGTTCATTGGTATATGGGATTAGATGATCCAACAATACAACAGAGTGGATTAGTGTCTGTTTGTATGGGTGCATTAACAGGTTGCTTTGGAATCTGGATGAATGGAGAAAGAAAGAATGATACTAACAATCGTTAAATCTTTAGGCTCATTGGCATCTAGTTATGTAGATGGCAAGGTACAAACACAAAAAGTAAAAGCAGAAATACAAAAGAAACAACTAACCGGTGAAATTGATTGGGATTTAGAAGCTATCAAAGCTACACAATCTAGCTGGAAAGATGAGTGGATAACTGTTTTATTAAGTCTACCATTTTTGTTGTGCTTTATTTCTGATGAAACAAGAGCAATGGCATTTGCTGGTTTCCAAGCATTAGAGCAAGCTCCAACATGGTATACATATTCTTTTGGTGTAGTAATAGCCGCATCCTTTGGTATAAGATCAGCAACTAAATTTTTTGGAGGTAGAAAATAATGTCTTTTGTTGATGGATATGGAATTAAAGATAAGTTTACATCTAATACTGGTAAGAAAGCTGCACAAAGAAATAAAATAAGAGAATCTACCAGAAGGCAGAAAGCTGAAACTTTTAGATCAGATGAAAAAAAAAGTCTGACCAAATCTATTGGGACTGCTGGACCAAAAGTAAGACCAGATGGTACGACTAAAGATGACAAACCTACTGCTGCACAAAAGATAGCATTTAGAGAACAAGAAGAAACTTATCTTACTAAATCACCTGGTACTGTAGGGGATAAATATTATAAAAATCCAGAAGGAACTGGTACTGGTCAAGGTGGTAGTGGTATACCAAAAGCTACAACGACTGCTCCTGTAAAAACATTTACTGCTCCTGTAATTACACCACCAAGTTATACACCAGCTCCAACAGTAATAAATGATAATACAACTTATGTTGAAAATACAGATGATACTGTAAATCCATTTAGTTTAGAAGAAGCAGAACCTTTGACTCCTTTATCTAGTGAAGACTTTATGAGTAGCAGTATTTATAGAACTGGTTCTGGAGATAAAATTAATTTAGCACAACAAATACTTTATAAAGATTGGAATCAAGTTAATGTTAATTTGGTTTATGATGGGCTAAGTATTAAAGGTGTTAAAGTAAATGTCAAAGTACCTTTACCATTTAATCAAAAAACTAAATTTACATTTGGAGGATAGATGTTTTCATTATCAAAAAGAAGTTTAAGTAAGTTAGAAGGTGTACATCCAGACTTAGTTAATGTTGTTAAGCTAGCTATTACACTTACAAAGATAGACTTTGGAGTGACATTTGGTAAGCGAACTAAAAAAGAACAAGAAGAACTTGTTAAGGCTGGTAGGTCACAAACAAATAAAAGCTATCATTTAGTACAAACGGATGGCTTTGCTCACGCTGTTGATCTTATGGCTTACTGCTCTGGCAAGGCTTGCTGGGAACTTACTGTTTATGATGATCTTTGTGATGCAATGAAAAAAGCTTCAATGCAATTAGGTAACATTCCAATAAAGTGGGGTGCTGCTTGGAGTGAAGGTAGTATTACCAGTTATAAAGGTACTGCTGAAGAAGCTATGAATGCATACATTGATCTTCGTCGTTCTCAAGGTCGTCGACCATTTCTTGATGGTCCCCATTTCGAACTAATGTACTTATAAGTTCTACTGCTAAAGCTGAGTAACCAGCAATATCTTTATAAGAATCTATATGTATTGGATCTTCTTTTAATCTCATTGCTTTAGTTAGTATCATCATAATACAAACATCAAGGTAATTGAAATCTTGACCTTTATACTCTGACCAAGTCTTGGCTATTGATCTAAGATTGTCGTTAGGGTGTCCATAGGTATGTTCCCTTTTGGTTAATGTATCACCTACTTCTCTTAGGAATTGTGATCTATTCATTTGTTTCTCCTAATTGTGGGAGTAGGTATAAAAGGATGGAGAGATTATACCTACCCCCTATGTCCATTACAATAGAGAGATGATTGCATGATATGGACACTAAAAAGGTATCTCATCATCAATGTTCTTGTCAGAACTATCATCACTTTTTTTTTGTGTATTATCAAGGTTTTCTTTTGGTCCGGTTACCTCAAGTGCTGGGTGAGGTTCACTTAATTCTAAGCTCATATATTTTTTACCGTTAGATTCTTTGACCCAAGCAGCAATACGATTATTTTTGTATTCCCACTTCTCATCAATCTTACCAGTGTAATCTGGTGCGTTTGCATTGCCATTATCATTTGGAAATATTGCACACAGTTCAGTATAAAATTTTACAATGTCTATACCTTTTCGTGTTTTACCTTTAACAACAACAACTTTATGTTTATCCTTTTCAATATCTAATTCACCTTGAAGAATGTAGTTTTGATCTGGGAATGGTGGGAAAACTGCACCTCTATTCTCATCATCATATTCTTTATCTGACATATTAACCTCCTATATAGTTTTTCTTTTGCCAGTTGATGCAAAGGCACCATCATCTTCTGAACTTTTATCTGGTGTTAAGTTCAGCATAACTTGTAATGAATACCTACGCATATAGGTAAGTGCGCTACCAGTACCTTGTGGTCCTCTGTTCATACTGTTTAAGACAATCTCAGATTTCATTTCTGTCTTGGTTGTTATATGAATTAACCTGGTAACAAGTATATCTATCGGTACACCAGTAGAAAAATCTACTCGTATTTCATGGTTAATAAATACACCTTCCTTAAATAAAGCCATTTCAACAGCGTCCATAATATCTTTGATAGTAGAATGTACACCAAATTGCGCTCTACCAGATTGCTTAACTGTTTTGAATTTTGTTCTTGCAGCTTCCACTGCTATGTAAATACTTGTATGCTCACTCATTGCTTTCTCCTTTATTTGTTGAGATTCTTATGGAACCTCTTTTATCTTTCTTTAGTGTTAGTTGCTCACAGTAAACCTCTCTTTCATTTGCAAGCATTAATGATTTTAATTCTTTCTTTGTCACTTCATGTTTGTTAGCTTGTTCTTGTGTTTCTAAATAACTATGTGCAAGACTAACAAAGTGATTGTCTGTTGACGCATCACGCTTAACCATATCATCTACAAGAATATCATTTGTATATTCATCTGCTGGGCATAAACTTTTACAGTTTTTTTCACTATCTGTTTGATCTGGTGGGGTATCATTTTTCACATGATCCCAAAACATTCTGACTTTAAACATCATACTTTTATAATATTGTTCATGAAATGAAATCTTTTTATATTCAAATCTTACATTGCCAAATTTATTAGCAAAGTAACAATCATCATAGTTAGATAAACCAAGATAGAATTGTATTTGTGGTATATATCTTGATAACTGTTTCTCAAAGTTATTAAACTGATTTGTTTCTTTAGCTTCCACAATCGCCGACTGACTCTTTATGGTCGCGTCGATTGTTCCTTTGAGTGGAACACCATGATGTTCTTTAGTTATAGCTACTTGTTGTTTATCAATACTTAACTGACTTTGTTTTTCGAACCAGTTAAGTATAAACTGCTCGTTCCAAACTCCAGATTGTACTGTAAAGTTATTAGACAAATCATCTGGTTGTACTCTACCAGTTTTGATTTCCCATAGTTTTTGCCAATCACCATGCATAATTTGCACAGCATCTGACCCACCGATAAATCCGATTCTCTCCATCTTTCTCTCCTTTGGTTTATTATATATTATTTACATTTATTTGCAACTAATATATGATTTATATTCATAGCAATTTCTCCGCCTTGAAAAAACTAGGGTAACTTTTTGTTACCCTTTTTTTTCTCTTCTTCCCAATCGATATGAAATGTTTCAACTACTTCATCTGGTCTTACAAATTCAGTAGGTACATAAGGTAGTGATACTTCTACCTCTTGTGGCTTTTTCATCCATTTGTCATGAAATACTTTTACTTTATGTGTATACTTTTTAATATCCATAATACTCACTTTCTGGTCTTTTCAATGGGGGTTTCTCTAAATAAAACTCTTCATACTTGTATGTCTTATGACACTTATATCCCTCACCATAGATTTTATCTGACCACATTTGGCAAGCTTCTTCAGTATCAAAATGCATGACAGTAAGTAAACTGTATAATATAATTTT